TAACCTTGCTTGGGCTATCTCTTCAGGTGGTACTCTTCCGCCATCTAGTGTAGTAAATTGGAAACTTTCCCATTCATCATTGTTCTTGCCATTTACCCACAAATCATAGAACCAATTACGCCCTTTTGGTGAGCCAATAAACAATGCTGATCCCAATGTGTCTGATAATGTTGGCCTTAACACACTAAACCATGCTTCTGGGTTAATATCTGCACACTCATCCATCACAATAAAGTTGTACTTCATACCACGCAAACTGTCATAGTTATCACTACTACGCAAGTATATTTTGGTGTTGTTTACCAGTGTTATACAAAGGTCTGATTCATTAACTTGTTGTATCCAGTTTATAGCATACAGTCTTTCTTTGAGTTCTAACCAAAACACTTGCTTTACCTGTCTATATGTTGGTGCTACTATGCATATAAGTTGGTTTGGATTCCTACCAAACTTAGCAACTTCATTAATGGCAAGAAATGACTTGCCCCAGCGCCTCCCACAACTTGCGCCACGGAATCTTTTTTTGGAATCACTTACAGTTTGTTGTGCAGGACTTAGTTTCAAACATGTCTCCAAGTCTTGCGTATAATAATGTCTCTGACACAACCTGGTGTTACTCCGTAGTCTTTACCTATGTTACCTAATCCGTTAGCAACACTTCTTTTTACATAACGTGCTCTTATATCTAGTACATCTGCTTCTGTGAGTTTACTCATTTTGTGTTTTGAGCCCACAGTCATTGTGCCTGCTTCTTTGATTCTATCCCACACTTCTTGTTGACTGTTTAACTTCATATGTTTAGGATTACAACACATTTTATTACCGCATGATGTGGTAATTCTTAATTTGCCAGTTATTTCTTTGCTGTATAATCCGCCACTATGTATCCAAACAAAACGTGTGCATCTATGTAGTGTTCCCCCGGCGGCAAATAAACCATATCCATGTCTAGTAGGTGTTAGTTTCCAATTCCAACATTGATCCGGTTCCCTAATATCAACTTTACTCCAAAACCTATCTATGTCTTTTTGTGTTATTGGTTTTCTTTGTCTTATATATTTTTTAGTCATCTGTTCTGTCCCATGGGTGTTCTTTTATACTGCCTCCCATTGGCATCATGTCCCAATATTCTTCATGTAATGTTTTGCTATGCTTTATGTAATAAAACATTTTCTCTTCTTCTGAGTCAAAGCCTTTTTCCCAAGTTAAGATAATATCTCTTATAGTATTCATATCCATCATCTTGGTAAGTGCTTCCATGTTAAGTTGCGGTGTATTGCTTCTATTGTAGAGGTATTTACATTTAGTATTTGGCCCAGTTTGGCTTGGGTTATTTTGTAGTGTTGTTCTATTACCCACAACACTTGTTTTTCTGTGAGTTTGGCATTGTAGTTGTCTGCACCTATATGCCTTGGTGGCTTAACATATCTGCCTTTTGCTATACAATCTCTGATGTTGTCTTGTACAGTACCTAACCAAAGGTGGTCTGGATTAACACATTGTCTATAACTTATGTCATTGTTTTCATAGTGCTGGTCACAACTATGCAGTACTGAATATTCATTAACTTTGGCTTCTGTGAATTTACCACTTATAAGTGCGGCAAATCTATGTGCTGTGATGTAACGTAAACGTCTGCTACCATCAATATCATCATACTTGTACCACCAATTTTTGTAGCCATTGTTTTGAACGTTGCCCATTAAGAATATACAGCCGTTTGGTTGTTCTTCACAACGTTCATGAAATCTATCTATATAGTGACTTTCTATATTGTGTACATGATGATATTCACCTTTAACACCAGGCTTTTTGCAATGCTTGATAGCCATTACAACTCTAGTTTGTTTTCTTCAGGCTTCTTAATTGCGTTTAGTTCTGATCCATAGCCTACTACAACACATAGTAGTGTTAATGGTAGCATGTATATGTGGATTAGGTCTAACATGTGACCCCATGTTAAACTGATTGCAAGAAACGTGAACACGTTAAACTTGCCGGCACTTGGGGCATTTTTTGTATCTGGTAATTTCATATCTATATATCCTTAATTTTAAAAAAGTGCCTGACTGAAATGCTGACATTTGCATACGTTTCCTATACCGTTATGCGTCTAACACCAGCCAGGTCTTACCCTATGAACTTATTGTTCTTCATTGGAGTTCTCCTCCGTATCTTTGGGCTCTTCTATGTTCCAAGGTAGCACTTGGCTACTGTCTTCACCAATTGGGCTCTCTTGTTGTGAGAGTATGTTCTTCCCTAACCATATAAGCATTGTTTTGTCATGCTTGTCTAATGCTAGGTCTAATTGTGCTTTACGCAAACGTTGTTTGGTTAACTCTCTGTTTTTTGTGATTATATCACGGAAGTTATCCACAAAAGTTTGCAATGGAACGTTAAAAAAGTCCGCCATTTCTTTATTGGTACAATGTATTTGTGCCAATTGTGCTACTTGTTCTTCTGGTATAACAGTCTTATTCCTACCCACTACTCTACCCACAACGGTCTTTTCACCGTACTTTTTGCCTTTGGTGGCATTTTCTGTTGAGTCTAGAGTTTTATCTTGTGAGTGCTCAGTCATTATTGCTATTCCTGTATATTCACCATATGATTTACACCATATGCTGTAAGTTGCAATACTATTTATCTATAGTTGATAAAACCGGACACTTTAGATGGTGTAGTGCCTCTTTTTATGTTGTGATTCTTGTATTTGTGGCTTTTATATGCATACCATTCACCTAATATAAATGCATGGTCTAATAAAAACTCCCTAGTTGACACATACAACTGCTGTAAGTATGCAATATCTTCTCTGTCTAGAGTTTGATGTTTTTCATAATGATGTGTGATACGTCTTATGTCATAATGTAAATGTTTTGGCTTATCACTGTATGTGCTAACGTGACTGTTAACATTTACGTTACAGATTAAATGGTTGGCATGTGCAATAAGTGTTACTATGTCTGTCATACATATACTTATTAAACATAGTGTTAATTGGTTTATTTACACTGATATATGCGTTGTTTGGTCAAGTCACAAGGTGTGCAATAACTTTCTACTACTGCTTGAAGTAACAATAACCGTTCAAATTCTCTTCTCAAATCCCACATCATAAAGTCATGGCTATTCTTATGTATTGCTGGATTAGTTCCTCTAAATTTTATTCCTTTCATTTTTTCTCTCTTTCCCAGGTTGTCCTTGTTTCTTTTACCTCTTAACTGCGTTAAGCGGAACCTATTACTTCATTTCATTCAGTAAAGGTTAAATTAGCTCTTCAAAATTTATATCAGCTCAGTTGAAACTAATTGATATGTTAATATTTATTTGCTTGATGAATGATTCTGCAGTCATAAGGAACCAACACATGGCTCCTTAAAAAAAAGCAAAAGCACTTGATGATGTGTTCTTTGCCACAAGGCGTAGGTATTTTATTATACACAATATGCGTTCAAGGGATCTCTTACTCACTCCCAACCTACTAAGGCCCTATTGCTAGGTGTATACTGCGTTCCAACTGTATACTTGTTTATGAACTATTGTGTTTACCAATGTCAACATTCATTGTATAGTAATCCGTTAAGTGTAGGGTTCTACTTTCAGACTCCATTGGGAGTGTCATACTATGTTGCGTGTGCTGTTCTACCAGCCTTTTACACAGCGGAATTATTAAACTGGCCCGCTAGCCTTATGTGTTGATTTTGAGGGTTCTGTGTTAGCCATGTTGTTCTGCAACCACTTAAACAATCCCATTAAACGTTTTTGATGTAGTTCTGTGAACACACCTTTGTAAAGGCTACGTTCAAGTCCAACAAATGCGTCTTGTTGTTTTTGTCTAAATAAATGGGTATGAGGTTTAATCACTTTAAGCATACTCATCCACTGTTCTAAGTTGTGTTGCATAATAGTATTTATGCTTTGGAGCAAAATATAGGTAGGATATTGAGCCAAAATAAAACCCTTGTGTATAACATAATTATCCTGGAGAATTAAAATGTACAAGGGTTTTATAAATCTATTATATAAAAATATATTTTAAATTTGGATAGTGGGCCAGTGTAACTGGGACTTTTATGCAAAACAACAAAATGGAAAAGCCTGATAAAGGTAATCATTTGAAGTTTAGTAAACGGAGTTTAATCTATTCACTTTTGTCACAATGTTATGAAACTATGTGAGGGGTGTAGCACTATCCTATAATCAATTTGGCTAACTAGGCCAAATTAGGAGCCCATCTTACGCAATGTCAGTAGCATAAGGTAGGATTGTATCAATGGCAACAAATATCAAAATTAGAGCTGAACGCTCTGTGATGTATTTGAATTAATACAGTAATATTTATCTGTTTTTGGGTTTTTTGGGTGTTTTGTTGGCTAGTTTAACTAGGTTGGTTTGGTTAGATTGGTATTTAACTATCTTTCCAACTCTCTTTGTGTACAATGCTGTTAAGTCTTGTGATTTAGTTGCCATCTGCTTTGTTAATTTCTCTGTTTGCCCAAGCAAGAGCTCTAGTTCCACCCCATAGTCCCATTGCTTGTATAACTTTACTGGTTTTGTTGTCTAAACCTTGCTTTTTAGCACGGTCATAGTTGCCTCTGTGTCTAGCAATAAAACTTCTCATACGTTTGAGTGTGTCTATGCTTAAATTGTCCCCATTTGCAAGTTGATTAGCTCTAGCAAGTCCTACTCTTGTACCTGCTTGTCTACTAGGTGGTAAATCAGCCCTATCTTCTAAGGCTTTTCTAGCCGCATTTCTGATATAATCAGGAGGTACTGGCATTACATTGCACCAACAATACTTGCTAATACTGTTACTAAGGTAGTAATAGTACCTGCCATTATGATCCACAGTCTGTTGTCTAATCTATCCAGTCTTTGTGTAAAGAATGTTCTGTTTTCTTTTATTTGTTCTTGTAAGTCATTCACTTTGTTCTCTAGAGCATGATGCTCCTTAGTGTTCTCTTTTTTAAGTTGAACTAATTCTGCTTGAACTGTCTGTGCTGTTGGCTTTGGCATTTTATACTGCTACTAATACGCCATCAACAACATGGTGTGTGCCAGCTTCTAACTTTGCTTTTACATCTTCCACCTGTGCAATTAGTTCTTCACATTGTTCTTTTGTTAATTCAGTCATCTTCAAATCCTATTTTCTTTCTTAAGTCTGTTAGTTGTTGTTTGTCTTGCACAATTACTACCGGAACTTCAGTGTTCAAATCCTTCTCATCTGGATGACTCCAAAATGCCGCTAAGTGCAAATACTTACTTTCTATCTTTTCTACTACTGATAACAATGTATCAATACTAGTGCCTTCATTATACTCCAATAATAAGGCTTCATGCTGACTAGCACAAAATGTGGCTACCCATGTCAACTCATTTCCTGGTGAACCTGTTTTAACATGTAAGATTTTATCTTGCATGTAAGCCTTCTTACTCCAAGGGCAAACGTGTGCAATACTATCAAAGTATTTGCGCCAGTTTACTTCTTGCTGTATCCCTTCTTTGAACCTCTGTTCTTTTTCTTCTTCTTTTTGGTTCCTCTGTTCTTTCCCATTGGCATACCGTTCTCCTTTAATTGTTGCTGTATCCTTTACGTTACTCTTTAAATTTATTATATTGCCGCGTCATTAATCTTACGCCATGCTGTTCCATTGTATATACACATTAAGTTTTCATCAGTATTGAATATCATATCACCTGCCGCAGGTCCACTTATTGCATTCATTTGTACAGTTGTTAAGTTCTGTAAACGCACAGTAGTATTAAATTCTGTTCTAGCACCTGAAACTTCTACTTTGTCACTACTGTTAGTATGATCTCTTATTATTAAGTTAGCACTACTTTGTTCACTAGTGATATCCCATGATTTCTTTACAGTATTGTTTGCTTCATGTGTTGATAGTCTAAATGTAGCATCACCTTTTGAATCATAGTTAAAGTTAGCACTACCACCTGTTTCACCTGACTTAGGTTGTATCTCTACCAGTGTTCCTGTTTTAGTTCCTAAGAATCCAGCGCCTAGGAATTCATGATATTCATGTAGTTCATGTGGAAATCTATTTTCAACATAAGTTGTATCAGCACCTTCATCACCATAATCTCTTACTGGACGTAATGTTACTTTACCATCTGTCTTAGCGGCAATTACAGTATTACCTTCACTGCTACTTAAGAATGTTCTTGGTATTGTGCCACCGGCTACGTTTGCACCATTTCTAAATGATGTTGAATATGTGCTTTGTAAATGCACGTCAGCATTTGCAACTGTGTTGTTTGCCTGTGCACCTGATCCTGGTGCTCTTACTGTTAAACTTGCTGGCGGATGGAATATATCTGCACCACTTACTACACCAGGTATAACATTATTAAATGTAAGTCTACCTATAACATCACTTGTT